TCTGTCGTGAGCGGACCTGCCATCAATTGACGACCGAGCGTCATGGCTACTGTTCTGTCCATGTTCATCTACTCGATGGATGGAAGAAGGTAGCCAGGGTCAGTGCTGATGATCGCGGCTATAACTGGGCATGGCGCAAACTGCGCAAGCGGATCTTGGTGAGGGATAACTACCTCTGCCAGGTGTGCCTTGCCCTTGGCATTGTGACACCAGCAACCCAAGTGGATCACATCGTCAATAAGGCTGCTGGCGGTACCGATGCTGAGTCCAATCTGCAGGGCATATGCAACCATTGCCACGATGCCAAGACACGGGCAGAGGCACTGGCAGCCCGCCAGGCTGGGCGCCAGAGGGGGTAGGGGGGATCAAATCCTTCCAGCTTTTTGCTTCCCCCACTGCTCCGCCTCGTGAAATTTTTATACCCGCGAAATTAAAAATTAAAACCGGAGGGCTCATGACCGGAAAAGCGGGGGTGCCGGGCCGGGGTCGCAAGCCAAAACCAACATCCGCCAAGCGCTTGGCCGGCAACCCAGGTAAGCGAGCTCTCAACCAGAATGAGCCCCATTTCACCCCGCTGCTCGGGGTGGCCTGCCCAGAGTGGCTGGCAGCAGATCAATGGGCTCCAACGCTATGGGGCATGATCATCAAAGAGTTGTGCGCGGCCGAAGTGCTGTGCATTACCGACCTGCATAACCTGGAGGCCTTCTGCGCCGCTTACTCTCGCTGGCGCCGCGCTGAAATTGAGATCACCCGGCACGGCCTGGTGGTCGAAGGGGCCACCGGTGGCCCGGTTAAAAATCCAGCCTGTACCGTGGCCAACGAATCACTCAAGCAAATGACAACTTATGGGGCCCTGCTCGGGCTGGACCCGTCCAGTCGCTCACGCCTGATTGGCGGCAACAAGAAAAAAGGAGAGAGCAACCCGTTCAACGACTTTTAGGGATGACCGATGGCAGCACGCAAAAGCTATCCCTACGTCAACGTGGCCAATGGTTACGCCCGCGATGTGGTGCGGGGCAAGATCATCGCCTGCCGTTATGTGATCCAGTCCTGTCAGCGCCATCTAGATGATCTGGCAAAAGAGAAGAGTGCTGGGTTTCGCTACCGCTTTGATAAGGACAAAGCCGAGCGGGCAGCCAAGTTCATTCAACTGCTGCCCCATACCAAAGGAGAGTGGGCCTCCAAGCGATTGAAACTCTCGCTGGAACCTTGGCAGCTATTCGTTATCTGCGCGGCGTTTGGGTGGGTACGAAAGGGCAGTGGCCTACGGCGCTTTCGTGAGGTGTACACCGAGATCCCGCGTAAAAATGGGAAGTCGGCGATCTCTGCTGGCGTGGGATTGTATTGCTTTGCCGCGGATAACGAGTTCGGCGCAGAGGTGTACTCAGGTGCCACGACCGAGAATCAGGCCAAGGCTGTATTCACCCCGGCCCGGTTGATGGCCAAGCGGACACCCGCTTTGCTTGAGCGTTTCGGTATCGAGGTGAATGCATCCAACCTTTGCACCCCAGCAGACGGAGGGCGCTTCGAGCCGTTGATCGGTAATCCTGGTGATGGCCAGTCGCCATCCTGCGCAGTCGTGGATGAGTACCATGAGCACGCCACGGATGATCTCTATATGACGATGCGGACGGGGATGGGCGCACGCCGTCAGCCGCTTATCTGGATCATCACTACCGCGGGCTACAACATCGATGGCCCCTGCTACGACAAGCGGCGGGAAGTGATTGAGATGTTAGCTGGCACGGTGCCGGATGATGAGTTATTCGGGATCATCTACACCATTGATGAGGGGGATGACTGGACTGATCCGGCAATGCTGGTCAAGGCCAACCCCAACTTGGGCGTATCAATCTATGCCGAGCAATTGCAATCGGCGCAGATCAAAGCCACCCAGCAGGCCAGGCAGGCCAACAAATTCAAGACCAAGCATCTCAACGTCTGGGTTGCCGCCAAGACGGCCTTTTTCAACCTGGAGCGCTGGAATGCTTGCGAGGATAAAACCCTCACCCTCGATCAGTTTGTGGGTGATGAGTGCATCCTTGGCTTCGATCTGGCTCGCAAGCTCGACATGAACTCAATGGCCCGCCTGTTCTGGCGTGACATCGACGGGCGTCGGCACTACTACTCGGTTTCCCCTCAGTTCTGGGTCCCAGAAGATACGGTCTACAACACCGACAATCGACGTTTGGCCGAGCGGTATCAAAAGTGGCTTAACACAGGCGAGCTCAGTACCACCGATGGGGCCGAGATCGACTATCGGGAGATCTTCGAGGAGGCGAAGGCCGCGGCGCAGCGGCATCACGTCATTGAGACGCCACTCGATCCGGCGGGCGCGATTGCCCTGTCTCACTCGCTTGCCGACGAGGGAATGACGCCCATCACCATCACCCAGAACTATCAGAACATGTCTGGCGCCATGAAGGAGCTGGAGGCCGCCATTCAAGCAGGGCGCTTTCACCATGATGGCAATAGCTTGATGACCTGGTGTATTGGCAACGTGGTAGGCAAGAATCTGCCCGGCAACGATGACATGGTCCGCCCAGTCAAGGAGAACGCGGATCAAAAGATAGACGGCGCGGTCGCGCTGATGATGGCTATCGGTCGGGCCATGGTGCCAGATCGGGATGATGGCCGCTCCATCTACGAAACCTCGGACGTTTTATGCTGACACAACTTTCAATTTTCACCGTGGGCCTGCTGGGTGCTGCGGCCTTGGCCTATGGCGCCAGCCTCTACTCCCCGCCGCTCGGTTGGGTGGTGGGCGGCGTGCTCTGTCTGGTCTGGTCATTGCTGATGAGCCGGGCAGTCGCTGCAGCCGATTTTGCCAAGCGCAACAAAGGGGATAACTAATGTTCCTGCCAATCATGTTCGGCAGTGCGCGCAAGGGGGGCAACTTCAGTCAGTGGATCAGCAGCATGACAGGCAAGGCCACCAAGTCAGGGGTGTTGGTCACACCGGACACCGCCCTGGCGCAAGGGGTGGTCAGAGCCTGTGTCACCTTGCTGGCCGAGTCGGTGGCACAGCTCCCCTGCGAGCTCTACCGTCGCGAAGATGAGTCACGCAAGCGGGCCACCGAACACCCGCTTTACGATATTGTCCATGCCAGCCCAAACCAAAAAGACACGGCGTTCGAGTACAACGAGTTGCGCATGGGGCATCTGGGTCTGCGGGGCAACAGCTACAGCCTGATTGATCGGGATGGCAAGGGGTATATCACTGAACTTATCCCAGTCAATCCGGACAAAATAGCGGTACTGAAAGGGCCCGACGGACTGCCCTACTATCAACTGCTGGATGGTAGTCAGCGGATCTTACCGATGCGGATGGTCCATCACGTCAAGGCGTTTAGCCTGGATGGTTATCTGGGCCTCTCACCTATCCAGACCAATCCGGATACGGTCGGATTGGCAATTGCCGTTGATGAACATGCCGGGCGCGTGTTTGCCAATGGCACAACCTTATCCGGCGTGATTGAAAGCCCGAAAGAGGGCGCCAAGTTTGATACGCAGGTCAAACTCGATGCGTTTTTGAACAAGTTTGTTGAGCGTCATTCCGGGATCCGTAATGCCTTCTCGGTTGCGCTGCTGCAGGAAGGCATGCAGTACAAGCAGATGGGGATGAACAACGAACAGGCTCAGCTGCTGGAGTCTCGCAAGCAAGGTGCTATCGAGATCTGCCGCCTCTATAAGATCCCGCCACACATGATCGGCGAGCTGGATCGGGCGACCAATAACAACATCGAGCACCAGGGGCTGCAGTTTGTCATCTATACCCTGCTGCCGTGGGTCAAGCGTATCGAGTCCGCCATGATGCGCGATTTGTTGCTGCCGGCGGAGCGCAAAGATCTCTACATCGAGTTCAATCTAAGTGGCCTGATGCGGGCTGACCAGAAGAGCCGCTACGGGTCATACGCCCTTGGCCGGCAATGGGGTTGGCTCAGCGTCAATGACATTCGCCGGTTAGAGAACCTTCCGCCGATCCCCAACGGCGATATCTACCTGACCCCGCTCAACATGATAGGTGCTGGCAAATTGTCGGATGGCCTCACCAAAGCAAGCGCCGAACAACTCAACGACATCGAGGCCATTCTATGCCAAAGCTGATCAACTACCCGCACCTGGCAAGTCAGGCCTTCGGGGTGCCGCTCTATGTCACCCAGGAGGTGCTGGCTGGCGTTAAGAGCCTGCTAATGCCCCGCATGCTGGGCAGCCAACAAGAGGTGATGGCGGGCGATGACCTGCCAGATGGGTTTGAGCCCAAGCCGCTGGAGGTGCGGGGGGAATCGCGCTACCGCATCGAGGGGCTGGCGGTGATCCCGCTGCATGGCATCCTGGTGGCCCGGCGAGGCCAAATTGACAACACCTGCACCGAGCTGACCAGCTACGAGTGGGCGCGGGCGCAGATTGCTACCGCCTTGGCTGACGAACGGGTCAAGGAGGTAGTGCTCGATATCAACTCCGGTGGCGGCATGGCAGTGGGCTGCAAAGAGCTGGCTGAGTTCATTTATGCCAAGCGCAGCGTCAAGCCCATTACTGCGCTGGTCAACTTCTCCGCCTACTCGGCGGCCTACTTCATCGCCGCGGCCTGCAGCAAGGTGGTGGTGAGCGAAAGCGGCGGCTGTGGTTCAGTCGGGGTCATCATGGAGCACATGGAGGTCAGTAAGTGGGAGGAGCAGGTCGGCCTCCACTTCACCACCTTCTACCGCGGCGATCGCAAAAAAGACGGTACCCCGCACGAACCGCTCTCGGAGGGGGCGATGGCCGCCATCGACCACCGAATGGATCAAGCCTATGACCTGTTTGTCAGCTCGGTGGCCCGCTATCGCGGTCTGAGCGTTGAGCAGGTAACCGCCACGCAAGCGGCCCTTTATAGCGGGGCAGAGGCGATTGCTAATGGGCTGGCTGACGAGTT